TCTCAGAAAACAAGATTTTGGACGGGTGATTGGGAAGCGTTTAACGACTTCGTGGTTAAGCATGAAGCAGTGGACTTGTTGGAGAAACGAATACACCAAGGGAACATGAAGCAGTTTCTTGAAGAAAACCCGGAAGCTTTGCCGCCCGGACTCAACGCAGATAGTGAATACACCATTACAGTACGGAGGAAGAAATGAGTGATTTTGATAGTTATGTCCCTGTTGAAGAGGTTGCAGAACACCTTTCTGTAAAGGTAAGCACCATCCGACAATGGGTTAACAAAGGGTTCATACCTAAAACTACTTACATAAAAGTAGGGTACACCTACCGATTTAATGTCCCTGCTGTGGTCGAGGCGCTCAAACAAGACGAGCCAGATATGGAAACCGACCAGATAACGGAACAACTAGAGCTACCGTTTGATGAGAGTAAGGATGTATGACCGACCCTTTTGACAGTTTGTTGAGCGAACTCCAACCTAAAGTTGTTGCACCTGTGGTAAGTAGCGACCCTGTTGAAGTAGCAGATACTAGCAATGTAACGCGCCTTAGCATAAATGAGAATGTGTTTCGTCTGTTAGGAGATACGGTAGAAGAGTTAGGCGATGGGCCACTCAAAGTAGCAATAGTTAAAGCCGCTCCTGTATCTCGTGTTTTCTATTCAGGGGAGTATGTGCACGGAAAAGGTAAACATCCTACATGTTGGGCCGCTGACGCAAACGCAGGGATACCCGCTAAAGAAGTACCAACAGCAAATAAACAATCTCCTACTTGTTTTAATTGCCCTCAAAATATCAAGGGTTCGGGGCACGGAGGTGGTAGGGCGTGTAGGTTTCAGCAACGAATTGCTTTAATGCTAGCAAATGGAGAAGGCGTTTTAGACACCAACATTGCGTATCAATTTGCAATACCCGCTACTAGCGTGTTCGGTAAAGACAAAAAGAAAATGGGGCTTCAAACTTATGCGCGTTTAATTGACTCTCAAAGTGCATTGCTATCTTCAATTATGACTGAGTTAAGTTTTGATGAAGAAAGCGATATACCTAAAGTGTGCTTCCGACCATCGCGGGTACTGGAAGAGGCTGAAATGAAGTTAGTTAAACAAATGCAGAGTGACCCCTACACTAAAAGTTTAGTAAGTTTTATTCCAAAAGTGTACGAAAACAACGGCCCTAACGTGGACAATGTGTTTGATGTTGTCGAAGGGGAAGGAGTGTATGTGAAAGATGTGTAGTACCAAAACCTTAGCTTTTAAGCTAATGCAATTTTAATTAACCTTAATGAGAGTGCGATAAAATGAGTAAACCAACCTATAAATTAACCAGTGTAGAAGCCCTTTACCCAAAGCTAGACCAGCCTTATCACTTTGATAAGAAAGGAGGGAAGAACGGTAAAGGCGCTAGTGTCCCATGTGATGCTAACGCTCAAGGAGCCGACTACAGTACGCAATTTAAAATGACAGGAGCGAAAGCCAAAGAACTTTTTAAGGCAATGGCTGAAGCATATGAAGAGGCCAAGGAAGACGATTGGCCTGACCTTACTATGCCGTTTACAAAAGACGACAATAAGATGTTCATAGGTAAAGCTAAAATACCTGCTTCTTTTAATAGTCCTCCTAGTCACTATGATTCTTTAAACAATCCTTTAGATAGTGGGTTTCAATTAACTACTGGCAGTACTGTAAGTTTGTTTATGGAGTTAGTGCCTTACAACGGACAGATGGGTAATGGCGTATCTTTAAGACTACGTGCGGTACAAGTTATCAAGTACAAAGAATACGTAGCCGCGTCTCCCTTTGACGTTGAAGAAGGGTTTACACAAGAAAGTACTAAACCTAAAGAAGCTGATCTGGACAGTGTGTTTGATGTAGAAGCTGTAGAAGAAAAAGAGGAAGTTGTTGTAGAACCAAAGGTAAAAGTGTCTAAGAAAAAGAAAGACGCGCCTAAAGACGATGTTGATTTAGCATCATTACTAGATGGATTCGACGACTAAAATAAAAACAAGGGCATCTTCGGATGCCCAAACCTCTTTCAAGTATGGATAGACTATGGATACCAAACAGTTTCTTAGCACTGTATTGGGTGGTGAAGGATACTATTGTGTAGCAGGGAAGAAGAACGAAGGGTCAATGAACCAAAAGTTCCACGACTCTTTAGATTCCGCTGCTGAAACCGCAAGAAATTTTGACGAAGAAGGGCACGATGTTTATTTTGGAGTAGCTTCTTTTGTCGATAAAAACCGCAAAGCTGGCAACGTGCGGGATTTAAAATGTTTATTTCTTGATATTGATTGCGGAACGGACAAACCTTACCAGACTCAAGCAGAAGCGTTAAAAGCATTAAGGGCGTTTCGTAAGACGTATGTTTTACCTCGTCCCTACATAATAAATTCAGGGCGCGGTCTACACGTATACTGGACGCTCGATAAGCCCTACTCCCGTGACGAGTGGGAGCCAGTAGCAAGAACACTTAAAGCGACATGCTTGCAAGATGGGTTAGAGATAGACGCTGGCGTAACAGCAGATGCGGCACGGCTACTTCGTGTACCTGACACACGTAACTTTAAAGGAGAACAGCCGCTACCTGTAGCTGTTGTACTTGAGGGCGAGTCGGGGGTCGATCTTACTACTTTTATAAGCAAGCTACCTGCTGAATTAATACCTGTCCCTTCTATTAATAGTTCTTCTAAAGAAGACCTTGAAGATATGGAACGGGCTAAAGGAGTTTCAAAATATAAGTACAGGTTTGAAAACTTAATTGCCAAAACTAAACAGGGGGAAGGGTGCGCTCACATAGCACGAGCTATACTTGAACCCGATGAACTGACCTATCCAGAGTGGTTACACACACTATCTATAGCTAAACGGTGTGATACAGATGGGGTGGAGGAAGGCACAACTCCTGCGGTACATTTAATTTCTAAACGTGCGGCAAACTACGATCCAGAAGAAACTAGAAAGATTTCTGAATCCATCGAGTACCCGCACACATGTGGTAGGTTTGACGAAGACCATCCCGGTTTATGCGACAACTGTACCCATAAAGATAAGATTAAAAGCCCTATAACTTTGTGTGGAGAGCGACGTGTTGCTGAACCTAATGAAGAAGGTTTTTATGAAGAGGTAGAAGCCCCTGAACAAATAGTTGAAGTGTTAGAAGATGGAAAGGATAAGCAGGATGAAGATGTCCCTGCCCCACCTCCTGTACCTACTTATCCTAGCACTTATATGAGACCAGAAAGTCAAAGGGGCGTTATAAATAGAACGGTTAACCAAGATACTAATCAAGTAGATGATGAACTTATTTATAGACACGATCTATTTCTTTCAAAAATACTACACGATCCTGCTGTGGGGTTGTCTTATGAAATTACACATATAAACAATTTTAATATTACTAAACGTTTTATGGCATCTCAAAAGGATTTAACCTCAACAGAAAAATTTAGAGACTTAATGAACGAACAGGGCATCATTCTTTTATCAGGAAAGGGTGCTAAAGGAGCGGGTAAAGTGCAACGTTATATAGCGGAATGGATGCAACAACTTCAAGATACAACTCCTCATCCACCAAGCGTAAAGACGCAATTTGGTTGGACAAAAAACTGTAAGTCTTTTGTACTGGGGGATAAAGAAATATTTAAAGGTTACGAGAAAGAAAACCCTGCGGGGGTGCGAACCGCGCAATACATTCCTATGTTTGCCAAACAAGGTACATTAGAAAAGTGGAAAGAAGCCGCTAGGTTTTATAATAAAGAGGGGTTTGAACAGCATCAATACATGTTTGGTTTAAGTTTTGGTGCTCCGCTTATGGAGTTTGTATCTGGAATAGCCGGTGCAATATACAACCTTAACAGTCCTGAAACGGGGATAGGTAAGACTACAGGTATGTGGGGTGGTGCTTCTGTATGGGGCGACCATAAAAAGTTAGTACTTATCGGAAAAGATACTCCTAACTCTGCTTGGAATCGAGCTGAGATAATAAAAAATTTACCACTATATATAGATGAAATATCCAATTACGAACCTAAAGATGCTAGTGACTTCTGTTTTGGTATAAGTGATGGTGCTCAAAGAAACAGGATGACGAGTGGGGCAGAGAACGCAGAACGTTATAGAGGAGAGCAATGGGCTTTTAGTTGCGGTACTACCGGCAACAGCAGCATAACAGATACAGCATCAAGATGGAGAAGCTCTCCTAAAGGTGAGTCGGGTAGGGTAGTAAGTCATCTAGCAACCAAACTTTTATTCGGTGCTGGAGATACTTTAAAGGCAAACGATCTTAACGACACCTTAGCCGAGAACTATGGGTGGGCAGGAGAGATTTATATTAAGCACGTTATAAATACTTTAGAAGCTACTAAAAATCTTGTCTTAGATACACGAGCGCGGATTGTAAAAGATATTAATGGTGAGCCTTCAGATCGTTTTTGGATTGCTCAAGGGGCGACTACTTATGCGGGATGTTTAATAGCAAAGGAGTTAGGTCTAATAGATTGGGATTTAGATAATTTATACAAATGGATTATACGAACTATTCTAGCGCAAAAACATGACCTTGAAGAGATGGATATGGATATAGAAGATTTAGTAGGAGAATTTTACATGGATAATACAAGAAATATTCTTCGTATTTTAAGTACTCAAGATAATAGGGGTTCAGACCTTAGCGATACATTACCCCCAGACCAAAAAGATTTACCCTTACTTAAACTTGTTGCTAGGCATGAGACAGACACTAATCAATTATTTATTCGTCCCCAACCTTTTAGAGAGTGGTGCGCCAAACATAAATACGTGTACAAAGCAGTGATAGACTTAATGAGAGTGCATATGCAAGCCAGAACTAATGTAAAAAAGCGCATGGTCAAAGGGACAAGTATGGATTCGGGTTTGGACAAAAAGAAAAAAAGTTTAAGTACTCATGTAATAAGATGTCAACTAGGTAACGATCCAATGGCACAGGAGGAGGACAACGATGAGGTTGAGTCCGACTGATCTTTCCCCAGACGGGGTTAGGGTATGTATAGACTGGGATAAGTTTATTGTTGGTACTTCAATATTTATACCGTGTGTAAACACAAAGATGG